GCATGCAGGAATAGTAACCCTCCTGGTTACTATGCGGTATAATCCAGGCTGTCCACATGGGCAACCGGGATACTATCGTACAGTTGGAGCCGCTGTCCCCACATACGTGGGGCCAGTGGTTTTCCAGCTTTCACAGCATAACCAAAGTTTCGCTGTGACATAAGTGCGAAGCTACCCGTCGAGGCGACATACCTACGCCGCTTCGACAAGATATCCTCGTGCAACTTAGTAACCGAGCCTGGAGCCCTCATCGGATGAGCCTTTACGACTCTCGAATAGAACTTCTGCGCCAGATTACGAACGGACGGGCTGTGTTTTAGAACACTCAATCGAGGACGATTGAACAACGAAACCACCGCCCCTGGGTTCCTGATTCGCGATACCGCATCTTCTATTAGGATATCTGTATCCGCTTTCTTTTCGGCCGTCATTTGACGTGAAAGGACGAGGTCGTAATACGACTTCGCCGATTTCATCTCTTGAGGGTCCCACTGAGGGACCAGCGAGAGACCGCCGAAAAGATGCAGATCCACTAACTTCAAAGAAGAGAGGTATGCAAACCAGTGTGCCTGTAACCTACTCGGCTCAACGGGAAAATGTGGGACATTAATGCCCCCCATGATCTCAGGAGCCCCGATGGGAATCCCCATGTTCAATGCAGCTCTCCACATACTCATAAATTTAGAGTATTTGAACAGCCCGAATTGTCCAAGGTCTTTCCGAGTAGGACGTAGTCCTTGTGAAATCAAGCTCCCCGCAAAGGCAGCAGGAAGGTTAAACCAATTGGCCTCCCCCTTGCTACCCCCACGAGGTGCCGCCCAGTATGACAGGAGGAAGAATTTCTTCTTCTTCCCGTTCACATACGGGGCTTCACAAAATAGCCCGCGTTTGGGATGGTAAAAACTCTTTTTTAAAGAGATCGACCCTCCCATCGCCGCTAATCCATCATCATACCCTCGACGCTCCTGCGGCGTCAGGCCCGGAACCAAGGCATCGTCCCCTGTACTCTCACAGAGCCATTTACCGACTCTGTTAAGTGCATAGAACGTTACCAACGGCAACGCGGCCCACGACGTAGGCTCGCCCATCATTGCCCCTCGAGTAGTGACGACCGTCCCGGCCCCGTCTAGTCTGTCCGAACAGACCAGAAGGTTCCAGGCAAGGTAGTCCTTCGCGAAGGACAAGAGGGTATCCGAAGTAATCGGCTTAGACTTATCGGTGGAATACTTCCCCGGGTTCTGTTGAACTTGGGGAGGTTTAGGCCCAGCAATAAAGTCTTCGAGCGAAGCAGGCAATCTAGCGAGCTTCACTCCATTTGAGCTGATCTGCGTCATTTCCGAGTATGGCACCACGTAAGGGGCAGCATCTTCGTTGCCCCACTCGTCGAACCATAAATCGAAGACAATAACCTCATCTTGGGAGATATCCTTGTCTACTAACTCGTAGAGAGGCACTCCCGGGAGAGCATTATTGTACATCGTGAGATGTGTCCCTTGCCTGATGATAACACCAGGTTTTGGCACTATCACTCGACTCGCAAGTTTAGGCGGTTTAGGTAACTGAGCCACCGAAAACTTTTCCAGCGATGCACCCCCGCACGCAAGAGGCAGCAGGAGTCGACGAGGGCCGAACAAGAGAGGAATAAACCTCTCCCACCGGCGCAACTCGGGGACATAATCCAGCACTTCTTCGTACAGGACTCGTTGAGCCCAAAACCCGTGAAGGTCCGTGGCAAACGTAAGATCTTGCGAATACCACGGCCCGTCGCTGGTGGACAAGTCCACAGCCTTGGATCCTCCAAGGCTTTGGCTCGACCGGGGATCATTCTTCAGGAAATGATCCGCCGCCTTACGGAAAGCTTGCTGCACCAAATTCGCTGCAGTTAACCCTTTCGTAGGGATGCGGTTCTTTAACCCCTTCTCTGGTGCAACCAACGGCTGCGCCGGGAGGGGGTTCCCAGAACGAAGGATCTCATCGAGAATAGTCTCACAACCATCCAAAAGGAAAGTATTGAGAACTTTAGACTTCCTAATGTCACCCAAAAACATCACGTCCATCATATGACTAGACTTGATACTACGGTCGACTTCGGAAATCGTCTCGAGCAAATATTCTCGGAGGCGGCCGCGACTATGCATGTGCCCCAATTGGAACACCCAGATGTCACGGTAAGCGGCACTATGCCCCCAGCGTTCTCCTTCATAACCGATAGCCGACGAAACACTCGGTTCACAGGTTAAGGAGGGGATACCTGAGGAGTTGCGTTTAAGCCACGTCTTCACGAAGGGCCTCCAATCAGGAGGTTCCTCGGGGGGAGGGCCACACAACCTAGCTGCCAGGTCAGTTATGAGTCTGACCTTTTCTGCCTTCGAGGTCAGCGGAGCAGGTAGGGAGCGAGCAAGATAAGAAAATTGCAACGCCTCCACTGCCTTCATCCAGCTGACAAGGGGGTGACGAGGACAGGGTCCGCCGAAGAAGTAAGCACGACATTCTGTAGCTAAGTCCTTCAGCATGGCCGCCGCACCCCATGGGTCCACCCAAACATCTCTTTTGAGCTGGTTGAGGGCCGATAGGGCACGAGATGGGATGTTCCGGGTCTTCCGCAAACGCTGGTAGACCAGGGCCACTCCATCCAAGCATGTCCTCATACAGTCGAGGCGTGAGAGATTCCTGCGGTATAACGCCGCGACGTCTTCACTCACCTTGTCCCCTTTGAACCACTTCAGAGTTTCCTCGAATTCGATAACCCGTAGTGTTTCCAAGCTGACGCCTCGTCCCGTCACTTCAAGCAACCGATCGACTTCCCCTTTTGGGTAAAAGTCGATTAGGAACTTGTATACGCGCGGCGTCACGCGATAAAACCGGACCAAATGTTTCAATCCGGCTTCAAGCGTGAGGTGACGCGAATTGGAGCGTTCATTCGCCACCAACGCCCAGTGGGCCTTGCGGATATGGCACCCAATTGGGACCATCTTCCTCAATGTCTCACGGACGTCGGCGGGGGCAGGTACAGCGGCCAATTGGCCCCAGGACACTGCTGTGAAATGCCGCCCTTTCCCGGTCAGGCGGAAACCCTTAGCATTTGCTAAGAGTTCCACCGGGACGGGAAACAAATGAAAAATACCCCCCCTATTCCAATCACCCAAACCTTGGAAAGACGGATAGAAGGGTTTCATTTCGGCGCGATGGCTGCCTGCACAGCTGCAATAATTGCCGCCAATTGGGCGGGCGTCAAGCCAGTTGGATTGGCGTCCGGAGCGCTACGCTCCCCTGCAGGCCTACGCTCCGCACTGCGACCACGCGATCGAGATCGAGAGGGGCGGCGCGAAGGGCCAGGATCCGGGACATGGTTGGGAACCACTCCCTGCTCCTTCAGACGTTCACATTTGGCCTTCATCTTAAGATAAGCGCCAAAGAACTTCTGCTCCGCGGACGTCTTAGGCCGGGACAAAAGCTTTGTTTGGTCGTAGGTCCGACGAATGTCGGACCACTCGGCCACCAATTGCGCACGAGACGGCTTAGTGTTCTCTTGATACCAATCATTGAACGTTTTAGCCGTGACGTCCATGTCACGAACCTGTTTCAAAAAGGCATCGCCTCGTAGCGAATACCCCTTCAAAGCCCACTTCGGTATTTTGGCAGCAGCTAAATACTGCTCCTTTTCGGAAGTGGACAGCCCTTCCAGGCTATCTCGGTGGGGGGCTCCTAAGGCCTGACGGATCTTCTTGGCATCTGCCAAAGGGACCGTGAGGCTTTGGGCCTTATCCGACGTTGCCGGCTCAGAGGTTTTACGCTCCTTTGCTTGCTTGCCCGTCTCCTTCTTTTTAGAGGGGGAGGGCGAACGTTTCGTAACCGGCTTCACAGGAGGATCAACTGACCCTTCCTGCTTATCATTTCCCTTAGAGACCTCCTTTCCCACCACGAACTCGGGGTGGCAATGGGGGCACATAGGGCAATAGACCTCTGTCTCAAGAGGACCATGCAACTCAGTGAGCTGCTGGTTCTCCAATCGGAGAGCGGCGATCCTATCCTCGAGAACACGAATGTGCTCCTCGAATCGGGCCTTTTCGGCATCCCAATAAGATGACGACGCCTTTACCTCCGGTTCACGAGACAGGGACTTCCCCTTATCGGGCTTCTCGGGGGGAGACGCTGAGTTCGATCTCGAACGCGGCGCCTTACCCTCGACACGCACCGTTTTATTGTTAGGAAAAGCGGCATCCCAGGACCATAAAACTTGGTTCCAGGCGTCCAGCTCAATTGAGCGTTGCTCTTCCTTCCCCGTACCCTTCTTTTGAATCTCCTTCCATTCCTTCATAGCGTCCAACGGCATGCCATTTGGCTTGCCATTGTCCCGCTCCAATGAAATGAGAGGAGCCCAAATGAATAGGCGATCGAGCAGACCGGCCTTGTTGGCAGCCAAAATTAGCTGACCCAATGCCTTGGCATGCTCGCTGGCCTTCGGTGGGAGGGGTCCTTCGGAACCCCCTTGCTCAAAACGGATTAAAACCTGTCGCACCTGATGGCGAACGACAGCCCACCTCCCGTATTGAACGGACAACTCGGCAGCCTTGATACTGTTCTTAAGGTCAGTAACTCGCTGCTGGAGGTCAACGGATTGCTCAGACATCGCCTTTTGGCGTTTCTCAACGTCGTCGAGAGCTTGTTTCGCCGCGAACGGCGACTTGCCCCCGGCGGCGATGACAGCCGTCTTATGCTCTTCGTTTAACTCCCCCAGGGACACATGAGTGGCCTTCAAGAATACTTGATTGTCCTCTAGTTCCCCTGTGAGGTGAGTGATATAACCTTCCAACGCTACCTTTTCTCCTTCCGTGATAGGAATGCCATCTGCTACAAATGCAGCAGGGGCCCAATCCCGGATGATATAGGACGTGGAATGATTCCATCGCTTCTGACTCAAGTGACGCAGCGCAATTGCTGCTGCTTCCCTTAACTCTCGAGTGATTGAGGTGAGGCTGCGGACTGCAAGCCTTCCCAAATCTTTCACCAGAAGGGTCACTATGACCGATTCTGGTTTCCGCCCGGATTCACGGGCCAGTCCGTCAATAATGTCGGACACTTTCACACTAATCTCTTTTTG